GCTGTGCTGCCATTGTGCTGACAGCATACAGCGTTGAACGATACCCAACCCGAAGGTGTGGATTTTCGTTTCGCAGGCAGATAACCGAGGATGTCTAGCATCCTTACATTGTAGCAGAGTCTATTGTAGAAATCAACTTTTCCGAGATCATTGTATGTCCAATCTCGTTGGGATGGCCGCCGGGCATTATGAGTTCGCGGCGCTGGTTGCCTGGATGATCACGGAACCATTCAGTGGTACAGAACCCTGGCCAGATTATGGTAGGTAGATCAATCGCAACATCTGCGGGCATGACATGGAATTGCATCAGGTTGAGATTCCGTCGGGCAGCTACTCCATCAAAGAACTGAGCTGTTTGCAAGTAATTTAATCTGGTGAGTTCGGAACAATTGGTCAGCACGAGATGTAATTTGGCTATGGTTCGAAAATCTTCCGGAACTGCACTTGATCCATATTGTGCCCAGCTCGAATGCACAAACCGGTTCCATGGCGGGTCATTGCTGTATACTCGATGGTTGGGATTATAAAAACTCAGTCGATCAGAATCTGTATGCCCTACTAGCACCAAACAGTTCTCTGGTTCGGGTTCGTGATCTAACCACCATTGGAATGTCCAGATTGAACTTTGCATACTGCCACCTGGGATACCAAAGTTTTCTATTGGCGCGCCATAATGCCGCCCTAGCAGTCCCAGGAAGTTGTGACGGTTGCGATACGGTTCATTCTGTGTCCAACATGAATGTGCATCGGCGTGTTTTTTACTCAGTTCCGGATCCAATAACTCGTCGCCATACATCCACGAGTCACCAAACCCTACGATTTTTTTAAATGTCATCTAACTAATATGCTTATGATGGCTCCACGACTGATACCAATTACTGCAATCTTGTTGGTTTGTTGAGGATTACTCACATATCCTGAACCACCGTTTATAACATTTATGGCACTGACCTGATCACCGGTAATTTCTGCTTCGGCCACTGCACCGGCACCTAGACCAATGATACTTACCTTGGGTGGTGCTAGATACCCGTACCCGGCTTGATTCACTGTGATACTGGTGATCACACCATTGGCACCATACGCTGTGGCAGTGGCCAACTGCACCTGTTGTGTTCCAGGCCATTGATCACTTACCAATCTCAACAGCGGATGATATCCCACTACATTGATGTGATCTGTGCCGCTTTTGTTGTAATAACTTTGTACATTGGTCACATCTGCCCAAACAGATTCATAGTTCTGAGCACCTTGCACTTTGACATTGCCGGTGTAATGATCCATCTCCATCTGGAATGTGGTGAAACTAGAACCATTGGTAGGAACATGACTGCTGAATCTTTGTGGATCATTGTACACATTGCCATATGCACCTGGAGGATTCAATGCCCAGTCAGGATAGTTTGAATTCCAGACCGGATCGATATATGTTTCTGGGCCATAGATGGTGGGTATTGTGACCAATTGACTGGGCACAAATGCCGGCTTCACACTGTCAACAATGTCCACATCGCCGCGACCTTGTGCTTGAGCATCTACAAATACAGCTTCTACTAGATTGCCACTGGCCCGCTCTATGCTATAGCTGCTGGGTTCAGGTGGAAACTCTGTGGTCTCTGCTGCGGTCAATGTGACTTTGGCACGCCCAAACTGGGCATTGATTATGACCATGTCTTTGTCAATCAGCTGCGCTGTGCCTGCTAGATTGATCAGCTTGAATCGGAATTCTGACCCTGTGATGTTTACAGGTTTTTGATCTTGATTGATGAACTCAAACAAAATCACATTGTCAACCCCTTTGTTAATGGTTAATTTTTTAGCATACACAGGATTCCACCTCCGGTCAAAAACATCACCATCAGTGGTATCCAGTACCAACACACGTTGGATTTGTTGATAGATATAGATCTGAGTTGAATACATGTGGCGAGCTCCAATGATATTTAGCCGGATGCACAGGGGTATAAATATCCGAACTAATACTATATGGGCAGCGATTTATTCCAAAAACTTGCAGACAAGTATCCTTTCATAACCTTGTGTGTGTACTCTAACAACGAATACGTTGGCATCGTGCAGAATCGCGATGATGTGATCACCACCATCTACGACTTTGGTGTGATACAGGATCCTGAACAGAAACGACGCTACATCGATCTGGCCAACACTTGGTGGTGGGAATCTAATAGAAGCATTCCTATCAACATTTTCCTGCGTGGTGAATGGGAAGAATTCCGACTGTGCTTACGCACTTTTGTGAACAAGGATCTTGAGATACTACACGGCCCTGTGTGCAGTCTTAACGATATTGCCCGTAGAAAAGGCAAACGAAAATCAATTACTCTGGTCCGTCGTGTTGAGTAAGTTCATATGCAAGGCCACCAAGGCTGCATATCCCACAGCATGAGCTTTCTTAAATGTGTAACCCCGGCTATCATCTCCATCCCACACTGACTCAAATACTTCTGACCAAGACCGATTTTGCAAGTGTGCTTTGCCCGGACGGATCACACTGATAAAAGCAGCCATCCTGGGAATCGAGTCTGGCTTCATTGATCGCAATAGCTCAGTATAGTTGCCTACATGTACCAGTTGCTTGGCCCATTCTGGATCGGTCCACAATCTTGACCAAGGTGGCTCTGCTGCTAACATTGTTTCATAGTGTGCAGGATCTCGCACTAGACTATACACACTCATGTTCAACAAGTCTATCTTGAAGTACCCACGAGCTTCAGCTGTTTCATAATCCAAAGCACTGGATCCTGTGATAGGATCTTGCGGAATCTCTGTGACATAGATGCCGGAGTTGTGGCGGCGCCCGTTGCTTTGCCGTGCGGCTGTGTGCTGGATCAAGGCCAGCACAGCATCCCTATTGGGCACATCAATGTCAATGTCTGCGCTCATGTCTGCACCAAGAGTGTGATCATTCGCAGTTTTTCTTCGGCTTCCTGCACCGCTGCCAACTGGTCAGCCACAGCAGTATGCTTCTCAGCCAATTCTTTTATTTTCATTTCGTCATGGCGCTGTTGACTGGCCCAAGCAATGGCTGCCACAGCATCCGGTGTTAGACTCAAATTCACAGTGCCCATCTCCATTTGTCTCCACATCATTCCATCATACACTTCCAAGCTCTGAGTTGTGGTGTTGAATCGAATATTACCCAGCCCTTGAGCACCGCTGTAGTTGTTCATGTAGTTGGTGGCCTGGTTGTTTGCTGTGGTTATATATGGTCCACTAGTGTATACATGTTTGATCATTTCACCATCCTGCTTGTGTTAAAATGTATTGTACAAGTATTTCCTGTTGATGTCAAATTCTGACATATTTCTTTATCAAGCTATCAAAGTTTTTGATGGATTCAAAATCACAATGGCAAGTTAAAAAATTAAGTTTATTTGCAGCGGTCATCTCTATAAATTGATCACCATAAAAAATGTCTGGGTTTTGTTCAAACCATTTTAAGCATTCGACCACAGCACGGTATCGCACCTCATGATCAAGTTCGCTGTCGAATGATTGTAGATGTGTGGGTAACAAGTTCCAGGCAGTAGTAAATCCAACATTGTTGTATAACTTGTTTATGTTTGCACCCCCAATGGGAAAAGGCAAAGAACCTGCATAAAAACATTTGAGAGCTTTCTCAGTGATGGTGAGCTCATTGTTTTGCCAACCGGATTCCGGAAACACCACACAATAATTTTCAAAATACAAAGGCAGCAAAAAATACCCCTGACAGATTGATCCAAACCGGTGCTGAATTCCTACCCAAACATCATTGTCATAGTATGTATAGTCACTCATTCCTGGCAATGCTGTTTCATATCGCGTGTTAAGAGCTTCTCTAAATGCCTGATCATGCCGAGATTCCCACTGACTGTCTCCAATCTCAATGATTTTACTTCCTAATGAATTTTGTATCGGAATTTTTAATTGTTGTCGGCAAAGTTCGACGAACAAATGCCTGTGGGCCCGGTTGGCCCCATTGATAAAATACAATGTATTTTTTCTACCAAGTTTGGAAAAATCCTGATTGTCAAAGTATTGTGGATAAAAATGTCTTGTCCAGTAGTCTCTGCAAGTTTTTACATTATGAGGAAACCAGATTGTTTTATCAAACATGACATGATCCGACTGCAAATAACTGTTTGCTATCAAGTATACATTGGTTTCCTGTTGTATAAATTCTCGGACCAATGGGTTGCAAATCATCAGTGGTTCTCCACCGTTGCAAATCAAAACTAAATCATATTGTTCAAAAACTTCATGACTGAGATCGTGGGCAGATGCTGATTCTGAATACAGTAATAGTATACTTAAATTATAGTCATGCTTGTTGAACTTGACCACTGTATCTGTGAGTTTGTATTCTATACTCAGACGATAGTTGCATGATACATCTAGTAGATGCTGTTGATATGCATGCCAGGCATCTAGAATGGAATGTCCAACACCGTCAGAAATTGTACTTATTAAGATTTTCATTACCATCCTGCCTGTGTTAAAATCTCTCGTGCGTAAGCCTGATCAGCGGGATAATCCGCAAACTTCTTCTGCCATATGTCCGAATCGATATAAGGCCATATCATGGCCACTTGCTCTGCGTTGAGTTCTGTCAGGAACTTCTGCCCGGATTCACTGTTGTAGATCACCCAAGCACTGATCCTGCCTGTGGTCACAGCATAGCATGTGGCATTGGCGCTGCCGTATCTCAAACAATCATGTGAAGGAGATGCAGTCTTTTCGCTCCAATCAATGCTGTATTCGATAGCACGGGCCAAGGCATCATTCACTGTTTCTTTCTGTACATGGGTCACAAGATACTCTGTGTACAAACGATCACTGCACCAGTTGTCAATCTTCCGGTTGCCTTTCAGCAACCATTCAAGGAATCGTTCTGGCTGGATCACACGCACATCCACACAATATCTACCCCATTTCACAAACGCTCGGTAATAAGGTGAGGTAGCAAAGTCATCCCAGCCCTTGAGTCTGGCAGATCCTTGTGTGTATTCGTAGAACTTCAGATAGCCTTGCAGGCCCAACTGCACACCGCGTTCACCTTGCTCTTGCCAGCGTTTCTTCTGTTCGCAAACATGCACACTCAGCGTGGTTTCCTTGCTGAATGATCGTTCGCAATACTTACATGTGAAGTTACTTGTCGTTGCCATGCGCCCGTTGCAGTTGAGCTATTTCTTTTTTGTCAGTGAGTTCAGCCATGAGATCAATCTCATCATCTTTAAAATGCGGATACAGTTCTCGCAGTTGTTTCTTTATCGCACTTGCACCGGCTTCTTTTTTCTTGGGTGCAATCCAGTTGTGCCGCTGAGCACCCATGCCTGGACTGGCTGCTGTGGCCATGAGCCATTGCAGTTTGGGATGTCGATGCATGGTGAAGAAGTGCTTGTTTAGATAATGATTCACACTCTGCACATAGTATTCCTGGATCTCTTGGCTGCCATCCACTGCTGATCCCCAACGCACCATTAAGAATGTTGAGAACTTCTTTCTTTCTTCTGGTGTGAGTTCATCATAGAAGTCACGGTTCTTTGCGTCCAGTTGACGCATCTCGTTCAAAATGTTCAGTTTGTCGCTCATTTGATCTTGGTCAATCTATACACCATTTTTGCTTGATCCAGTAGGTCTT